GGCGCGCCCTGCGTGAACTCCAGTCGCAGCAGGCGGCTTTCGGGAAGCGCCAGATTGAGCGATGCGGCCCACAGCGACAGAACCTTGTTCGCGCCGTTCCCGCCAAGCCCGCTGCCGAGCGCCAGATACTTCGGGTCCATGTCATAGCCGACGTTATTCATCGCCAGCGCAAGACCTTCGCCCAGCACCGACCACACCACCAATTCTTCAAACTGGCTGTTCTCGACCGACATCAGGAAGAACGGCGGCTTGGTGAACCGGCCACGCGCAAGGAGGCGGTTCATATGCAGGAAGCCCGACGATGCGTTGCCGGTCGTGCGTCCGCCGAGAATGGCATACTGGCACTGGTCCGCGCCGCTGTTCGGGGCGTCCATCGAAAAGTCCTGCAGCACCAGCGATGAACTGTCCGTCACCTCCATGAAGCCGTAATCAGGTTCCCCGCCAACTAGAATCGTCTGTTCGCGCCCCGCGCCGCTGATGGTCAGATTGCGGTTGTCGCCGCTAAGCACATCGCCAAAGTAGCCGGTATTCACCCCGGTGAGGTCCGCCGAAGTCTCCCACTTTAGCTTACCCGATGGCAATACGATCTTCCGCCGCTCGCCCCCAGCTTGCTTCCACGCGTCCACCGCATCGGTCAGGGCGGGGGACTGGTCGGCATCCGCGCCGGGGCGCATGTTGAACGGAGCGCCGGTCAGGTCGATGTCGTAGCGCAGGCGGCTGTCGGCCTTGCCGAAAATGAGTGCCGAGCCAATGGCTGGAGCCGTGCCTACCAACGCGCCGCCATCGGTAGAGGCGAGGTCTGCGGTCGTGGCTAGGGGAGCCGCTTCAACCGATCCAGTTGCTGTCCGTTGATAGCGCGTGTAGGTTTCCGGCGTGGTGCCGATGGGAACGCGAAAGAACTGGCCTTCGGTAGTAGCAGCTTCGCCCGCCGCCTGACTGGCGTATGCGGGACCACTGAACTCTTCTGCGAAGGCGGCGCTCGCTTCCGCGCGCTCTGCCTCGGTTCCCGCGCGGTTTGCTTCGACTTCGGAGCGGTCAGCTTCCGCCTCTGCAATCTCGGCCTGCCGCCGCACCTCGGCGCTGTTGGCGCCCGACTTGATCGCGGCGCCGCGCGCACGCTTGATGACCGCGATCGTCATTGCGTAACCCCCGGCGAAACGATGAATTTGCCGCGGCAGAAGACGAACTTCTTCCCGCCATCCGGTGTCAGGTGGATGTCGTAATAGAGCGTGACCGCCTCGGCAGGGTCGGCATTGTAGGCCAAGCCCTCAAGGGTGGTCTCGTTGACGATGATCTGCACGATGGTGGCATCATCAGCCTCCCCCGTTTCAGGGTCGGGGTAGGCGGCGTCATGCGTAATCGCGAGGCCTTCGCCACCCGCCACCGACATGCCGAGCGAAACGAGCGCGCTGCCTTGCGCGCCGGGCTCGGAGCGGATTTCCATCGAAGCGGTTGCGCCCGAGTAGTCCACGCCCATTTCGGGGATCGTGTCGTCGAACGGAACCCGCTTGTCGGCCACGATGTGGATTTCGGGTGCGCTTGCCATATCGCACGGGTATCGCTGGCTCCGCGCGGAATTTACCGCCGCTAGGGGATTGATCCGCCGGGATCGTCATTATCCCAACCCCCGCCGCCGGGGGGCGAGGCCCCACCAGCTCCGCCGCCATCACCCGCCTCGTTCACGGTGCTGATGCTTGCGATATAGTGGCGGTAGGGATTCGCCGCGCTGAAATAAGCGTCGCCGCCGGTTTGCCCGCCAGTGCCGGGGGTTATTTCAACCAGGGCGAAGTCCACGCCCAATTCGCCGCCGGCGAAATCCTCGTCGTCGTAGGACAGGAGGTAGCTCGTCGTTTCATCAAGCGTGAAGTCGCCGCCGGTCACTGCGACCTCCGAGGAATCGCCATAGACCCGCGTATGGTCGGGGATGGTGACCGTGACGGTGCCTGTCCCCGTGCCGTCATGCACCTGAGTGATGTTGCCGGCGAGCCCGCGCGTGTAGCTGCTCGACAGCTTGAGCCGCGCCGCCTGCGCATCCACCTCGCCAAGCGCCTGCACCAGCGGATCCAGCGCGCGCTGATAAGGCGTGGAGGCCACCGGGGCGATCGCGGCGGCAAGCGAGGGCGGTGTGTAGATCGCAGCGTTCTCTTCGACCAGCGTCATCGGCACCACGCCGTCTTGCCTGATCTCCATCTCGGCCACCCGGAACAGCTTTTCGGTGAACCCGGTCTGGGCAAAGGTCAGCTTGACGATGCTGTTCTTCTGCACCTTCCACGCGGTCGCCTGGAACTCTGCCGAGAACACGCCGCCATAGCGCTGGCGCTCGAGGCGCATGGCAGCAAGGCGCTGCGCCTGGCCGACCGATTCCACCATCGGAAGGTTGAACGTGCTGATGCGGTCGATGCCATCGGGGCTGCTGGCCTCCTGCCGCGGGTAATCAACCTGCTGATAGAGGCCCACGTCGCTGCCATCGGTGTAGGCGCCCTGCACGATATTGAAGGTCTGGTCGAGCGGCGGGACCGACTGCCATTTGAAGGCGTCGATGATGTCGCCATCGTCAAACTCGGCCGCAACGTCCGCGAGGTCGTCGTGAAAGATCGTCAGGCGCAGCTTGCCGCCCACGTCGTCGAGGTCGGCGTTCATCGTGGCCTTGAGCATGTCCATGACAGTGGTCGGGCTGTCGCCCTCGCTCCACACACCGTCGCAGCGATAGCGCGGCTCGGTGCCGCCCCCGACCTTGCCGATTTCCTCGTCGCAGATGTTGGCCGCCACCGCGAAGCTGTCGAGGTCGATGCGATTAGCCGGGATGCCCTTGCCGACCGCGAGCAGTTCCTCGCTCGTCGACGGGTTGGTGATCCGGTAGCCGAGCAGATAGAACAGCAGAGCGAGCGCAGGATTGCGGCAAGCGTCCGCATCCCAGACCCAAGTCGACTGGTCGTCCATGTCCTGCGACGGGTCGCGCGGGTCGGGCAGGGCAGCGCCTTTGCCTCGGATCGTGATGCGGGTCGTGATGCCGCCCGCATACGGGCTTTCGGCCTTCTTGCTGTTGCCGGTCAGCTTGTAGCGCAGGTGGACGTAGGCGAGCCCGGTGTAGCGCCGCGTCGAACCCATGCGGCTCGAAATGTTGATCGCGTTCGCTGCGCTGCCTTCGGTGCGAGTGGCGACCGTCAGATAACCGACCGCCTCGCCCTCAACGCCGCCGGTCGATGACCAGACGCGCTCGTCGTCGAACCAGATTTCGTCGATGCTCTCGACCTTGTGGCTCGCGCAGACGATGAACCGATGGAAGTAGGTCTGGTCGTCGGTGAATTCCTCGTCGCGAATATCGGTCGCGAGCGCGGTGATGCCCACCGCAGTCTTGCGCGGCGTTCGCGGGTCGAGGTTCGCGCGCAATCGGTCGAGCGCTTCGGGGCTGTTCTTGGGCGGCTTGCTCTTCTTGTTGAGCAGCGACGCGCCGACCGAAAGACCCACGGCTATAGTAGTGGCCGCCAGCGACGATACGCCGAGGCCAAGAGCAAGCAGGGACGTGCCTCCGGTCGGGATCGCCGCCGCGATTGCTGCCACCGTGGCTACGGCCTTGACCACCTTGCCCATATCAGACCGTCCAAGCTAGTGTGAGGGAAGTGCGAGGAATGGTGACCAGCCCTGCGCGCATCGGGATGCCGGCCGCGTCGGTCAGGCGCTCTTCGCCCACGAATAGACCAGCGCCGCCGACGCAGACGCCGATGCTCTGCTCGAACATCACCAAGTCCCCGCGCCGCGCCCTGCCGACCGGTCGCCGTTCGAACACGTCATCGACCGTCTTGAGCAGCGTCCCCTTGCCGAGCTCGCGCAAAGCCTCCGCCGCGCCGCGCGCATCAGTGTAGCGCCCGCGGTATTCCTTCGCCGAGTCCACGCCGGTCTGTGCCTCGACCGCCGAGCACGCCATGAGGATGCAATCCCATTGCCCCCACGCGAACTCGCGCGACCGGTTGGTCACGATCCATGCGGACAGCCGCGCCTCCCAATCCGGTAGCCGCGTCATAGGTAATCGTACCTTGGCCCGCCGAAGACATTGCCGCGCCCGCCCGGGCCGGTCCCGCCACCCCCGCCGCCGCTTCCAGTCCGCGCACCGGTGTAGTTGCCGTTCGCAATCGCAATCGCCGCCCGCGCGCTTTCATCGCCCGGGTCATATCGTTCCTGGTCGAGATAGGTGTTGTTCGACGGTTCGGAGAATACGCCGAGATAGCTCTCGATCGTGACGGTGAGCACTTGCCCTTCACCCGAACCCGAATGCGTGAGGCCGACCATCTTGCCGGTGTAGTAGGCATGGAAGCCGCCCTGCTGGACGTTCGCGGAGTTGCGGACGATGTTCCAGA